CTCGCGAAAGGAATTTGCCCCAATTGGCGTCTTGATATATAATGATGGGTAGGTGATTCGCATGGGGCGGACACCGAAACGGAGACCCAAATGACCAAACTCCAATTCCCCACAATGGACGAATATCAATTGCTTGAAAAGTTCAAGGCGCGCATGAGCAAGATCATCAACAAGCAGCTGAATGAAACCGATCCGAAAGAGAACGAACTTTACATTCTCGAGGGACTTTCGGATGAACAGTTGCTGCAGGTTCATGCGTTCATCAACTCTTTCTCGGTGGATGACTGATGCTAACCCTCCACGACTGTTACTGCGCGATTGAGAAAGCAGCGCGTGACCGAGCCACATTGCGATACGCAGCCGCCTACGCCCGACACGGTTTAACCATCCCTGACGCCGCCAACTACGCCGAGTGCCTGGACGAGTCCCGCATCCAAGCCCGATACGTTCGGGCGAACCTCTCCGGATGGCGTGGGCCGGAGGCGCGGGAGGTTCGTGAGGCACTCGACAAGATCATTCGCATTCCGAGGAAACGCTGACTGCTTCATCAAGGGGCGCATCGCCGCCCCTTCTTCGAGCAATCGGGCTCGTTAACGGAGACAGAAAATGACCCTCTTCATCATCAGTGTTATCCTCATCTGCATCGCCGCCCTCGCGTTAGCGGAGGCCCTCGCCAACCACTTCACGAAGCATTTCGGTGACTTGGATCAGTAACCCTTGAACACGGGAGAACGGATATGACAAGCAACATTGATAAGTTTGACGCGATCCTCGATATGAACGATCCGAAGTTCGTGGAGAAGTTTGCCGATGCAGTCGGAGTATCACCAGGAGAAGCGCTGCACATCATTACTCCGCAGTTCAAGCGTACGGATGGCCTTACGGTGCCAACTCTCGACATCGACTTCGCGTCGCTTCCCCAGCTTTCCGAGCCTACCCTCAAGGCAATGGGCTGTCAGAAGTGGGACGAGCCGGACGCTGAAGGCAACTTTCTCTGGCTGTATCCTGCCGAATGGTATGACCGCATCCCTGAAGGGTTCCCGCTTACTGACATCAACGGTGAAGCATCGTTGTTCAAGCGCGGCGAGACCGATGACGACATGCGTTTCGGCGCACTGGCTTATGGCTTTATGCGCTGTGAAAAGGCTGGAGGCTGATCCGATGCCCCAGCCCCTCATCGACCCCGAGCTTCAGCTCATCGAGCTTTCCCGCCTCACCCGCGAGCAGCTCGACAAGCTGTCTCGTTGGCATCTCGAACTGCTCGACGCAAACCAGTCCCCGATCGCCAACAAGATAATCGCCGACTGCGCGCGAGAGATGGAGACCCGCTCATGATCCACACCCTCTCCATTCAGCTTCTCGACCGCGAAGAGGCCCTCGCCCTCCGCGCCCTGATTGAGGAGCTTGGCTACACAGTAGAACTTCACCGCAGCGAGGGCGCACGTGTCGAACCTAAGCTCCCCGCCCGCGAATGGCGCACAGGGAAGCTCATCCTTTCCCACCTCGCCGCGAACCCATCTCGCACTTTCACGCAGGAGGACTTATCTATCATGCTGGAAGAAAACGGATACAAGCCTGGAACGGCGAGCCCACTGCTTTGGCAACTAGTCCGCGACGGTGACATTCACAAACTCAGCGCCGGCCTCTATCGCCACAAGGAGAAATGAAATGGACGCTCGCACACTCAAAGCTCTCAAGGCGTCAATCGCCAAGTGGGAGCGGAATGCGGTCATCGAGAATACTGATGACGCGACGATGGGGCCGGTGGATTGCCCTTTGTGCGTCCTTTTCCATTTGAACGGCTGCGTGGATTGTCCTGTCTTTTCCGAAGGCCACTACCAGTGCGATGGCACACCATATGACGCGGCATATAGCGCATGGCGCAACGACAAACTGACAGATTTCCTCGACGCAGCCCGCGAAGAAGTCGCCTTTCTCAAGAGCCTTCTTCCTGCCGAAGAAATTTAACTACAGCTTAACCAACGGAGAAATGAAATGACCCCTGAACTCATTGCCTCAACCATCCGTCAGCTACGTTGCCAAGGTGACGAAATCAGCACGGCCAAGGCCATCCTCCTCGAAACCGGCTTTCTGCCGCACATCGGCACATTCAGCGAGAACTGCCGCAAGAACAACATTCCCACGGACAAGCAGCAGATAGCCCTTGCCCAGAGCTTTGCTGCCTCCTTTTACAGCGCCCTTGCCGGTTCGAAGGGTGAGCGCCTTTTGATCGGCGCGATGCTTCTCACCGACATAATGCAGTCTGTTTGCGAACAGGTCGTGGAGGAAATACTGTCGCACGACGGGGAGCTGCCGAAATGATCCGACGCTGGCTCGCACTTCCCACCCCTCTCAAGATGATTGGCCTGGCCATTGCCCTCGCACTCTTTGGCTGGGTTATAGTTATCACTAAGGGCGTGGCGCTTTTGCTTCTGATCGGGCTGGTAGTGTTCATTATTCTAACCTTCTTGCTTACGGAAATGCTGGATATGTTGCTTGAAAATTACAGCAGGAGAAAGAAATGATCGACCTCCGGCCCCAGCTCCACACCTTCATTCAGCAGCGCGACTACGCCCAGTTTCAGATTGGCCGCGCCGCAAGTGCAATCAGCGGCACCGCATACGGCGGCGCCTTGATGGCCCGGCGCTCCGACCTCCAGATGCTCCGCGACTTCTGCGACTTCGCTCTCCACAACCAGCCCGACGAATTCATTCCTGATGAACAGGTCGGCGATCCCTACGCCCCTCCCAACCAGCACCAGCTATAGGAGCCCAACATGGCCAACATACTTGCGCCTATCGATATTTTTTCCTCAATGTTTCAGGCTAAAATCAAAAAGCCGCACAGTGACCCGCCACTCGTTAAATCGCTATCCGAGCGGGCTGAGTCTGCCGTAACAGTTGCCCTCGACCGCTTACGGGATCAGCGCCGCCACTTCGAAAACCAGCTGTTCCTCTTGGAACAGGAACTCACCAAGACCAACCGCGCCATCTTAGCTTACGAGGCCGCACAAAAGGTTTTCTCCGATGTTGACATGTCCGCACTGCAATCAGCCCTTGACGCCGAACTTACCGAAGAATATAACCGGGGCGGAGGAAGTTCTTCTCCAGACCCTGATCTCGGCGAAGGGGCGAACGGTCAGTATGTCGATCCTGATCGAGAACCTCTGGCCCCGCGGTGAACCAGTCTCAGCTGAAAACATGGTTCACATATTCATTCACCGGCTGCGCAAAAAACTCGACAAACAAGTCGTGATAAACGTGCGCGGAGCCGGTTGGCGCCTCGGAGAGCTTCCATGAAACAGATCACAATCGGCTGGGGTGCCGCTGGCATCGTCCTCGAAATCCCCTCGGAGACCTCCGACCAGCTCCGCCACATCTCAATCCCGGCAACCGAGGCGGGAATGAAGGTTCTGGTGCGACTGCTTCGCGAACGCAGCAGCGACAACGGAGAGCGCGCCGGTTACATCGGCCGCCGCTCATCTCCGACACAAGAGATGGTCGCCAAGTGGCTCGCCACCGAACGGCAAGAACTCGCCGCGCTGTCGCAACAGCACCGGGAAAAGAAACTCAACGAAATGGAACTCAAGGTTGATCTTGGTGATCTGCTTGGGTCGCTTTAAGGAGAATGAAGATGGCTGACGGATTTATAGGTTTTTTGTTGGGTTTTGGCCTTTGTTTGGTCATAACCAGTTTGGGTATTACTGTTGCCGTGAACGAGTGTGAAAAAGAACATAATGTTCATAGGTGCACGCTTGTAGCCGTTCCAGTTGAGGTAAAGTAAAATGCCCCGTCCCTCCCGCACAGTCGGTAACTTCGCCGACGTTTCCCAGGTCCTTGACGCGGCGCTCGCCGCAGGCGGCGCTCGCTATCGTCTCGCGTCCAGCGGCGCAGCTATTCATTGGCGGCAGCGAGCCTACTCGCTTCGGTCGCTGCTCAAAAAGCTCGACGCGCAAGCGAAGGCCGACCGCCCTGGCCTTGCCATCGGCACCAAATACGACTCCCTCATCCTTCGCATCCTCGAGGACGAACCAGAGGTCGTCATCATTGAGGTGCTCCAACCCCACGGCCAGCTCGAAGGAATGGACGGCAAGCCCCTCCAGACCGGCGAGGCCACCACCCACGACCCGCTTCTTGACGAGGCGCTCGCACTGGCGAAGGACCTCGGCCTATGAGCTACATTCCTTACTCTTGCCCAGACTTCGATGAAGCTATCGCACATATTGAAGCTGCCCGAACGATAAACAGGCAGCTACGAGACGCGCGTGATGAACTGGAAGAGGAACTTAAAGAAGCTCAGCTTGAGATCAAAGAATTGACTAAACAGATTGATGAACTGCAAGATGAGCTTAACGCTATGAAGGAGCTCACTCCTTGACCGCCACCATCTTCCAGCTCCGCTACGGCCAATGCGCCTGCATCGTCCCGGAGCGGGACGCCGAAGGCAACGTTCTCTATTGCGCCCTCCCTGTCTCACGCAACTTCCGCATGTGCGAGGCCCACGGCGCGGCCTACCTCGTCCCGCAGGTCTACAAACCGAAAGGAAAGAAAAATGATAAGTCCAAAGTTCAATCATGACTGCCTCAAATGCACTTTTGTGGGGAGGCTCGACCAGCATGATGCTTACATTTGCACAAGTAGCGTTGTTCTTCGTTGGGGTGATGATGGTCCTGATTACAATTCAATACTGAAAGAAATGGCTCCGAAACACGAGCCCTATGCCACCGTCCTTCGCATGGGAGACTACAGTGCAACTCCAGCTCCCCGATAACCTCGTCTACTTTTCCTTCCAGTTCGACGCCTATCGCAAACTGTGGGAGGCCTTCGCCATCGCCCCGCTCGGCGAGACCGATCACTGGTTTAAGGGCCTCGGCCCATCGGTGGACGAAGCCGTTGACGAGCTTTGTTCTGCAATAACCCGCGGCCACCACGTCGGCATCCGCGAGAAAGCCACTTGGGCGAAGGGGCATCGCCCCGTCATCCGAGCCGAACTTTCCTCTATATCGTTGAACCTCGATCTATGAACTGCAACCTGAAGAAGAAGGGAATGAACTGATGGAAAAGCTTATCGAAATGATGAACGCTGGCGTTGCCATTGCACTCTACGGTGGCCGTGAGTATATTTATCAGGGCGGTTGGTCAATCGCTGCCAAACGCACTGACGACGGTATCGCGCTCGAAATCAAAGTCACCGGCGATAGTCTCCAGCTGTGCATCGACGACCTCTACGAGAAGTGGCTCTCCGCCACTGGTCGCGGACTGCCGTCGCACTCGCTGAAGCAGATCGAGTATGTGGCACCACTCAGTGACTACATGCCGCCACCGGCGCTTGATGACGAAATTCCTTTTTAGAGCTTGATTGACAAATTGATCCAACATGATATGATTAAATCCCACAAAGGAGCTTATTATGTTGGATCAATGGCTTAAAAGAATTGCTTTAGAAAATGAAACTTGGGTAGAAGCACCGGGAATACCTGAATATATGGTTTCTAATTTAGGTCGTGTCATGCGAAAACCTACATTTAAACTTATGCCTCACGGAGGATTCCGTGTTTACGGGGGTAAACCTTGGTATGGAACTGGAAGAGATCGTTTAAAATTCATGTATAAAGGTAAAAATTACATCATATCACGTTTAGTTTGTATTGCATTTAACGGTCCTCCTCCGTTTTATAACGCTTACGTGCTGCATGACGATGAAAATGCAAAAAATAATAAAGCCACAAATCTTGTATGGGGAACACAAAAACAAAATTTAAACTACCCTGGATTTATAACTTACTGTAAAAACAGACGCTGGAAAAGTAAACTTAAATAAGGAGCTCGACAATGCAAGGTTCAATCAACATAGTCAAAACTGAGTTTCCAGAAGGTGCTCGAAAGCCTTACAGACTCATAGAAACCTACTGGACCTCCGAAGGTATTCGCACTCGAGTCTGTTCGGGAGTTTATGGCACGTTTGCCGAGGCTAAAGCTGAACGTGATATGCGAATGCAAGGCCTGTATGACCCGTATAAGCAAGAGGACTAAACAATGCCCTGCATCCGCACAGGCTTTCACGCCCACCTTCTCCCTCACAACATGTGGGCCTATGGCGATGCCTTTGAACTCTTTGGAGTTCATTGGTTTCGCATTTGCGAGGTCTCTATGTCTCCGCTCGGCCCTGTCAAGCATTTTACTATCCGCGATTGGGCAGTTTGGCATGACGAAAACAAAACTAGCCAAGCCCAAAATTCCACAATGATCTGTGATCCGTTCTCGGTCGAGAACCACGGCTACGAAGGAGTCCCACTGTGACCCTCTACGCAATCCGCCACAAGGCTACCGGCAATTACCTTTCCCAATACTGGAGAGGCACGTCCTACTGGAACGGTGAACCAGACGAAAGAAACGCCCCGCGACTACTAAACCTGCGCGGGGCAAAATCCTTGGTCATTCAGTGGGCCTACGGCGAACACCGAAACACCGTCCACGAAACTGCCAATCCAATAACCGGCTACGACTGTTGGGTTGATCACGAAATAACTGACAAGGGTCGTAAACGCACGGACCTTGAAATCATCCCTGTTACTCTCACATTCGGAGAACCCCTGTGACCTACTACCTCGAGTTCTTCACCAACGACGGACACGTGCACAACTACCAAATCCAGGCCGAAAGCGACCGCGTCGCCCTGCGAAGCGCCGCCATCTTCGCCGAAGGCTTCCACACCGCCGGCACTGAACTTCACCTCGGGCGCTTGTCGCGCAAGCCCTCTCGGGGCGTTGAGTATAAGGAGATCTGATATGACCCCCAAACAGCAAGCCGCCCTCCGGCTCGGCCAGGCCATTCGCAATGTCTGCTGCATGGACTCACTCGCCAATCGTTTTTTCGAACCTGATCTACGTGAAAAGGTTCGTGAGCTTTGCGATGAACAAATGCACCGACTTGGACGTGAGTCTTTGACCGAGCATCGAGAACGTATTAACAAGGCTTTCTATGATACAGCTAATTGGGACTTTCCACCAAATAGCTTTTTCCGTTACAAGGAACTCCCGAAATGAACCAGTTCACCCCAACCGCCGAGCAACAGCTCATCATCGATCGCGTGAAAACGACCTCCGATAACATCATCATCCACGCCCTCGCCGGGGCCGCGAAAACCTCCACCCTCGTGCTAATCGCGAAGGCCCTTCCCGGCACCCCGATGCTGTGTTTGGCCTTCAACAAAAAAATTCAACTTGAGATGAAAGAACGATTGCCTGGGAATTGCGAGGCCATGACACTGAACTCGATCGGCCACCGGGTCTGGGCGCAAGCGATCGGCAAGCGCCTCGTCATCGACGATAAGAAAACCTACGAGATCGTCCGCACCGTCATCGACGACCTCGCCGACCATCAAAAGAACGAAGCCTATAGCCTTATGTCCGAAACCATACAGGCCGTAAACATGGGAAAGACCTGCGGCTACGTCCCCACTGGAATGTTCTCCCAGGCGAAGCCCCTCATGGACGACGAGGAGTTCTTCGGGTGGCTGGACGACGAACCTTCACCGCTCATGGAGGACCTCATACGCGAGTGCACAAAGCGCTCCATCGAACAAGCGATGCAGGGTCAGTGCGACTACAACGATCAAATCTTCATGCCTACTATCTTTTGGGGCCAGTTTCCCAATTACCCTCTTGTCCTCATAGACGAGGCCCAGGACCTTTCCGCGCTTAACCACGTCATGCTGCGGAAGATCGCACGAAAGCGCCTGATAGCAGTGGGCGACCCAAACCAGTCCATCTACGGTTTCCGAGGCGCACACGAGAACTCTATGGAGCTGCTCCGAGAGCAGTTCAACATGACTCGGATGGACCTTACCATCAGCTTCCGCTGCCCCATCGCCGTGGTGCAGGAGGCTCGATGGCGTGCGCCGGCAATGGCCTATCCGGATTGGGCCAAGGAAGGCTCCGTCCGGCACCTTACCGAGTGGCGAGTCACTGACATTCCGAACAGCTCGGCGATCATCTGCCGCAACAACGCCCCGCTGTTCACCTGTGCCGTGGCACTCATAAAGGCCGGCCAGTTCCCCGAGATCGTCGGGAATGACATCGGGAAGGCGCTGCTGAAGATCATGAAGAAGCTCGGGCCCGAGACCCTTACGCAGCCCGAAGCCTTCACGGCGCTCGAAGAGTGGAAAGCGGCAAAGCTCACCAAGTCCCGCAACCCAGGCACCGTCATCGACCAAGCCGAGTGCATCTCCATCTTTATCGAGGAGGGCAAGACTCTCGGCGGCGCCATTGCTTACGCGGAGCATCTGCTTGCCCGCAGTGGTAATATCAAACTGATGACCATACATAAAAGTAAAGGCTTGGAATTTAATGATGTTTTTATTCTTGACCGGCAGCTTATCCGTAAAGACTCGGGTCAAGATAAGAATTTGCTCTATGTAGCACAAACAAGAGCAAAACTAACATTAAGCTATATTACATTGGACGGTTTCAAAGCAGCGTGATATGGCCCTTTCACACGGTAAAACCGCCATACCGAAAATCTCACCGAAAGGGGTTGACCGAGCCCCCGAGTCCATATAGGGTCAAATGGTAAACGTTAAACCCCGGCCCAACAAAGGAGCCTAGAAATGCCCGAACAGAAAAAGAAGCTTATCGCAGGTGAAGAGTTCATGGTCTCGCAGCCCTACGCTGCCGGTCACGTTCTCACCGAGGTCGAGGCCAAGACCCTCAACCAGACCCGCGCCGAGAACATCGGCAACAACCTGCGCGAGACTGTCAAGGACGCCATCGCCAAGCGTGATGCTGGCGACAGCTCGGCTTACGACGCACTCGCCGCTACCGTCGCCGCCTACGATGCCGAATACACCTTCGCAATGGGTGGCTCGGGCGTCAGCACCCGCAAGCTCGATCCGATCGAACGCGAGGCCAAGGCCATCGCCACCGAGCTGATCAAGAACGACCTCGCCACGAAGGGCCGCAAGTGGACGCAGGTCCCCGAGGGCCTCACGAAGGACGAGTGGGAAGCGAAGCGCGACGCCGTGCTCGAGCAGGTCATGACGCGCGACGACGTGATCGCGCTGGCGAAGAAGCGCGTGAAGGAGAAGGAAAAGCTGGCCGGGGGTATCGAGGCTCTCTAAGCTTTTCCCTTGGGTGGTCGGACTGTTCTCCGTGGTCCGACCACCTTCTCTCTTTCAGGAGTCCGCCATGCTTTTCCAAGCTGCCCTCATGGGCGCCAACTTCCGTCCCAAAGAAACCCGGGAGGTTCTCGTGGGCTTGCCCACTGGCCAAGAGCTTTCGCTCGAACGCGATCCCGAAAATCCCTACGACCCCAACGCCGTGAAGGTCAACTACGAAACCGAGGACGGTCCTGTCTGGCTCGGCTTCGTCGAGAAGGCCATTGCCGAGGAGATCGCCCCACTCCTCGATAAGGAATGTCCCGCCACCTGCCGCATCATCGGCTGGCTCGGCACCATCAAGCCCCATCTCGAGATCGAGATCGATCTCTGATGAACCTGCTGGAGACCCTCTACGACGCCCTCCGCGAGCCACTCGGCATCGTCGTGGAGACCAACGACGTGGAGCGTCTCCGGCAGAAACTCTACGCCCTGCGGAAAGAGCACCCCGACCTCGCTGTTCTTTCCTTAGTGCCTAGCCCCACTACCCCGAACCAACTCTGGATATTGAAAAGGAACCCCAATGGCTCGGACGATTGAGCATGAGGACCTGCAGAAGCACACCCTCCATCTCTATCGGGGTGACTTCGACAAGCTCGGCAGCTTTTACGCCTCCAAAAATCTTCCCGCTTCCATGGCCGTGCGGCGCATAGTCCGCGCCCATCTCGAGGCGCTGGAAGCCAAGCTTTCTTCTGTAAAGGAGCTGACCCTTGACTGACATCAATGAACTCTTCCAACGCGATCCGCTTACTTACACCAAAGAGTCTGGCGAGCTTCGAGAGATCGTCGCCTACTTCCGCACCCGCCGTGCGCAGTTCAACCTCGGAAACCTGAAAGCAGGCTCCACGAAACCGCTGAATGAGAAGCAGAAGGAAGTTCTGTCGTTGAAGGATAAGCTTGGGGGCGGCTTTGACCTCTAAGCTTTCCATCCGCTGCCCCAAGTGTGCTACTGAGTATCGCACTGAACTCGAACCAAAGTTCGACCGCCTCGATATCCTTTGCACCTGTGGTGAACCACTTGCTTTCCTCTATCCGGAGCCGCTCCATGAACAAGTCCTTTCACCCCGGAACGAACCTGCAGTTCGCGTGGGACGCGACGAGCCTGAAGCTGGCTGAAGAGTGCCCGCGAAAGTATTACTACCAGATGATCGAGGGATGGCGCTCCGCATCCGCGTCTAACGTCCATCTCCGCTTCGGCTCCCTTTACGCCACTGCGCTTGAGCACTATTACAAGCACCGCGCCCTCGGCCTTTCGTCGCAAGAGGCGCTGGAAGAGGTGGTGCTGGAGGCGTTGCTCGACACTTGGGACAGACCGAAGTGTGAGACTTGCACTGGAACTGGCCGTGGTATGGAAATGGTTTGCTACGGCGGTCCTCCTGTAGAACGTGAATGTGATTGCCCTGATTGCAACGGCACTGGTTACGTTGGTGACGGCGCCCCTTGGCAGTCCGACCACGCCGCCAAGACCCGCGAGAACCTGATCCGCACCATCATCTGGTATGTTGATCAGTTCGAGAACGAGGCCACCGAGGTCGTAATGCTTGCGGACGGCAAGCCCGCCGTCGAACTGTCCTTCTCTCTCGAGGTCGATGACGGGATCGTCTTTTGCGGCCACCTCGATCGCCTCGTCACCTACGCCCATGACAAGTATGTGATGGACCAGAAAACCACCGGCTCCACCATCAGCAACAACTACTTCGAGGGCTACAACCCCGACATTCAGTTCTCCATGTATACGTTCGCTGGCCAGTCCGTCTTTCACATTCCCCTCCGCGGAGTCATCATCGACGCCGCTCAGATCGCCGTGGGCTTTTCCCGCTTCGAGCGCGGCTTCACCTTCCGCTCCGCTTCTCAGCTCAGCGAGTGGTATGACGAGATGCTCACCCTCATCGAAACGACGCAGGGCTACGCCCGCGAGAACCACTTCCCCATGAACCGCAGCTCCTGCGGCAACTACGGCGGTTGCCCGTTCCGCAAGGTCTGCTCCCGTGATCCCGCAGTCCGGTCGAATTTCTTGGCTGCGGATTTTGTGAAGGGCCCGAGTTGGGACCCGCTTGATCGCCGATAGGAGAACTGAAATGGAAACGTATGTCCCAAGTGCAGCTGAAATTGCTGAAAGCCGCCGAACAACTGCATTGTATCAGGCCGTCAACATAAAACAGCCTACAGATACAGTGACTGAAGTTCTCGAAGCCGCACGCCAGATCGAAGCTTACCTGCGAGGCCCCGATGCCAATTCTGAGGAGAACTGAAATGAACACAGAGAAACTTGCCAGCGTTAACACGGAACTCGCAGGAGTAGTTAAGTTTTGTCTTGCTGAGCTCAAAAGCTTGAATGATGTGCTGCTGGGGCAAGCGCCTGAAGCGCCATCAATACTGGATAGTAAAGCTCCGCCCACGCCAGACGGTTTTTTTCCCTATCAAACCGTTTTTATGCAAGACACACTGCAGATGGCCTATGAACTCAGTTCCGAGATTTCGCGGTTGCGAAACTGTGTTCGGCCGGGACATGAATCAATGCCTGAGCCTTCATATGCTACCGGGGTGCGCCGCTAATGCCCTCCCTCTCCGACCACCCCTCATCCAAGATTGTGAAGCTCCTCTACATCGGAGACTCCGGCACCGGCAAGACTGGCTCCCTCGCGTCGCTCGTCTCCGCCGGTTACAAGCTTCGCATCCTCGACTTTGACATGGGCCTCGACATCTTGAAGGCCTTCATCATGCGCGACTGCCCCGACAAGATCAACAACGTCGGCTACATCGCGCTCCGCGACAAGATGAAAATTCAGCCCTCCGCAATCTACGGCGGCGCCGCTGGCCCTGTTGTGCCCGCCGGCTCGGCGAAAGCCTTCACCGACGCGCTCAAGTTCATGACGAAGTGGGAGGACGGCTCGGACCCTTCCGAGTGGGGACCGGACACTATCCTCGTCCTCGACTCCCTTTCCACGTTCTCGAAAAACGCCTACGCGTGGGCACAAGGGCTGAACCCCTCCGCAAAAGACCCTCGCCAGTGGTTCGGCGCCGCGCAGAAGGGAGTCGAAGATACGCTTTCACTCCTAACGAGCGAAGCCTTCGCCACGAACGTCATCGTCATCAGTCACGTCAATTACAAAGAGGTGACTGAGGGCGTCACGAAGGGCTACCCCAACGCAATCGGCACAGCCCTCGGCCCAACGATCGCGCGCTACTTTAACACCCTCGTGCTCGCCGAGTCAACCGGCTCCGGCAAGCTCACCCGGCGCAAGATCAAGACAATGCCCACCGGCATCATCGACCTCAAGACTTCCGCCCCCTTCACCATCGAAGGGGAGCTGAACCTCGAAACAGGATTGGCTGAACTGTTCGAGAAACTTAAAGCAGCCTCAAACTAAGGAACCCATCAAATGGCACTCGATTTCAAATCAATTGCTAACAAGAAGCTCTCCGACATTGAACGTCCTCCACTCATCCCGGTCGGCACCTACCTCTGGAACATCAGCAAGCTTCCCGAGATCACCACCTCCCCCGACGAGAAGTGGGACTACGTTGACTTCACGCTGAAGTGCGTGGCGCCGACGGAAGAGGTGGATCAGGAACAGATCGCCGCCTTCGGGGACATCACCAAGGTGACGATGCGCCACCGCTTCATCTTCGACAAGAACGACAAGGCCGCCTTCGAACGCACACAGTTCAACCTTCGTCGGTTCCTCGAAGAGCACGTCAAGTGCGCCACCCCGGACATGGGAATGGGCGAGGCTATGAACGCCTCCGTCAACAATCAGGTTCTGGCCTCGATCGTCTGGCGGCCGGACCGTAACGACGCAGAAGTGATGTTCGCCAACATCGGCCGCACTGCGCCGGTAGCGTAACAAACTCGGGGAGGGTTTCGGCCCTCCCCATTTTTTGCCTCTAAAATCAGGAACTCAGCGGATGGAATACTACCTGTGGCACACGACCCGACAAGGTTGGATCACAACCAACGGCACCACCTCCACCCAACGTAAAGACGCTAAGGTTTTCCAAGAGTGGGAAGCGCAGACCCGCGTCCACCAGTCCCTCGACCATGAGGGCGATCCCATCCTCCTTCCCGTCCCGCGCCTCTTTCAGTGGAGCCCCCTGTGACCAGCGGCACTTTCACAAGTTTTCCAGTCGAGAAAATCTGGGTCGATCGCGCGAAGCGTCAGCGGCGAGAGCTTACCGGCATCGAGGACCTCGCTCACTCGATCCGCGAGAGCGGCCTCATAAACCCTCCCGTCATCCGCCGGTCTGGTGAACTGGTCGCCGGCGAACGCAGATGGACTGCCGTGCGCAGCCTCGGCTGGGACCGCATCCCTGTGCAGTTCGTTGAGGACCTTGACGAGCTTCAGCTTCACCTTATCGAGTTCGAAGAGAACGTCCGTCGCGTTGACCTCTCGTGGGAGGACCGCTGCCGCGCCGTTTCCGACTACGATAAGCTACGGAAACAGATCGACCCAACCTGGAACGCGAACAAAACCGCAGAGGCCCTCGGCTTGTCGGCCGCCGCCGTCAGCCAGTTCAAAGACGTAGTAGCTGCCATCGACAGCGGGAATGAGCGCGTCCGTTCTGCGCCAAAGCTGTCCATCGCGAAGGGCATCGTGCAGCGTGAGAAGGCTCGGGCACAGGCCAGCGCCATCGAATCCGCTGTCGAAACCACCGCGCCCGAGACGCCGAAGCCCGTCATCCCCCTGCTTAACCTCGACTTCACCGAGTGGGCGAAAGCCTACGACGGCCCCAAGTTCAACTTCATCCACTGCGATTTCCCTTACGGAGTCGGAATGGATAAGTCCGACCAAGGTTCCGGCGACAGTTTCGGCACCTACGCAGACGGCGAAGAGGTCTATTGGCAACTGCTTCGCACGCTGAAGGAGGCCATGAACAATGTCGTCAGCGAGTCCGCGCATCTTATGTTCTGGTTCTCTATGGACTTCTACGAGCACACTCGCCTACTGCTCACCGAGATGGGATGGAAAGTCCAGCCTCACCCACTCATCTGGCACAAGTCAGACAATATCGGTATCCTCCCTGACGCCAAGCGAGGTCCACGTAGAATTTATGAAACCGCGTTCTTTGCTTCTCGAGGTGATCGTCTTATCGTCGCGCCAGTATCAAACGTGGTATCAGCTCCAGGTCGTGAGAAGGCCATTCACATGAACGAGAAGCCAGTCACCATGCTTCGTAAGTTTATGTCCATGGCCGTCGATGAATACTCCTCGGTCCTCGATCCGACCTGCGGTTCCGCGAACGCAATCAAGGCTGCGAAAACCTTGGGCGCCCGCACCCTGCTCGGCATCGAGCGCGACCCCAACTTCTTCAAACTTGCAACGGAGCATTTCAATGCCACGGGACTCGATCTATGAGCTGTGTGACCGTCTCGAGTTCGAAGCCAAGAACCTCGGCCGGGCGCTGTTAAGCGGAAAGGAGGCGGAAGAACTCGCCTCTATATTACGCAGGTATGTCGCCAACTATGGCCCGCTGCCGAGGGTGGACGCCAACAAGCGGTTGTGATATGGCGCTTTCACCGAATTAAAAAGCCATATCAGGAGCCCGCATGAAAATCGTCCTACTTGGTGAAGCCTACGGTGAAGAAGAAGAGAAGGTCGGCAAACCTTTTGTCGGCACCTCGGGCTGGATACTTGACCAGATGCTGGATCAAGCCGGGATTGCCCGCAAAGACTGCTTCATCACGAACGTGTTCAACCTTCGCCCGAAGCCCAACAACAACGTAGAGAACCTGTGCGGTTCTAAGTCTGAGGGCATTCCCGGTTTCCCATTCCTCAAGCGAGGTAAATATGTCCGCGCCGAATACTCGAAAGAACTCGATCGCCTCTGGCGCGAACTCGACCGCGAGCGCCCGAACGTCATTGTGGCTTTGGGTGCCACTGCTGCTTGGGCTCTATGTGGTTCTAGTGGTATTAAATCTATACGTGGCGCAGCTACTCTTGGGCGCGGGTTCAAGGTCATACCAACCTACCACCCTGCAGCAGTCGCCCGTGATTGGACCCTGCGGCCCATCGTCATAAGCGACCTCGACAAGGCGAAACGTGAAAGCGAGTTCCCCGAACTGCGTCGGCCCGAGCGCTTTATTCATATCGAGCCCACGCTGCAGGACCTCATCACATTCGAGTATCAGTATCTTCGCCCTGCGGCTGCAATCAGCGCGGATATTGAAACGCGCGACAGTCAGATCACCTGTATCGGGTTCGCCCCGACCGAGGACCGCTGCCTCGTCGTCCCATTCCACTCCCGCACGCAGTCCGACGGTAACTACTGGCGCACGCTCGATGACGAGATGAAGGCCTGGGATTGGGTCCGCCGCATCTGCGCGATGAACAAGCCCTTCATTTTCCAGAACGGCCTCTACGACATGCACGTGCTCTGGAAGCAATACGGTATCCCTGTCCCGCACGCGATCGACGACACCATGCTGATGCACCACGCACTGCAGCCGGAGATGGAAAAGGGCTTGGGCTTTCTCGGCTCAGTCTACACCAACGAGGCCGCGTGGAAGTTCATGCGGCATGACAATGAAACGCTGAAGAAGGAGGACTAAGTGTTAATCGCCCTCATCCGTTCCGTCCCGCACGCCAAGGTAGAGTCCCTTCTCATAACCGATGACGGGTTCTACGAACTGGAGGTCCACGTGGACATGACCGAGGCCACGGCTAGCGGCGCGCCGAAGGAGTTCATCAAGCACGAGATCGCAAAGCATCTCGCCCGGTGTGTGCAGGACACCGGCCTCCCGCTCAAAGAGGGCCTTTGGGCAGTTGCCTTTACCACCATCGCACAGACACAGCTCGAGTTCCCGCAGGGGTTCATCGCCTAACAACTGTTGTTGGGCCAGTCGTAAAGAACAAGCTAACAATAGGAGGCCGAGATAATTTACCTCGCATCCCCATACTCCCACGACAGCGAGTTCATCCGCGAGTTGCGCCATCGCACCGCCATGAAAGTAACAGCTGACCTTTTGCGTGAAGGGCTCATCATCTACAGCCCAATCGTTCACTGCCACGAGCTTTCCAAACGCCATGATCTTCCCGGCGAGTTCACCTTCTGGCGCAACTATTGCTTAGGTATGCTGACCTGCGCCAACAATCTTTTCGTCCTCACCATCACCGGCTGGGACGAGAGCGTTGGAGTGAAGCTGGAAATGGAGTTCGCGCGCGAGAACAAAATTCCAATCCATCTGATTAATGAAAAACTACAGGTAACGCCGTGCGAATAATCAACACCTCCGACTTGACTCCTGACCGGGCCCTTTCCCAAAACGAGCGGGATTGGGTTTACAACGGGCTCGACTGTTGCGTCACGTTAGAGATCAGGGACGTGCTTCGCTGGCAGCTCGACAACGTTTCGTCCAACACCTACCAGTTCTCGCTCGCGCTTCAGGCCCCCATTCTCGAGATGTCCACCCGGGGCATCCGCATTAACCTCCGGCGGCGAGCCGAGGTCCTATCCTCGATGCAGGTAAAGATCGAGCAGCTTTCCGAACAGCTCACCGAGATCGTCCGAGATGGCATCGGCTTCCCGGCTGTGAACTCGATCGAGAAGGGCAAGCCCAAATATTGGTGGCGTTCGCCTACGCAACTTAAGCAGTTGCTTTACGATGTAATGGGCTTGCCCGTCCAATACAAACTGAATAAAGACAAGGGCATCCGTATGCCCTCAACCGATCGAAACGCACTGGAGAAGTTGGATGCCTATTTCATCGCCGAGCCCGTCATTGCCCATATTCTCGCACTTCGCGACATTGACAAAAAGCGAGCATGGCTCGAAACTGACGTTGACAGTGACAATAGAATGCGATCCAACTTTAACATCGCTGGAACAAATACAGGTCGTCTTGCGTCGTCTGCTTCAGACTTTGGAACCGGGACCAACCTTCAGAACGTAACATCGTCGCTTCGCTCCGTCTTCATCGCTGACCCAGGAATGAAATTCGCGAACCTTGACCTTGAGCAAGCGGACTCGCGGAATGTCGGCGCGCTTTGCTGGAACCTATTTAACGACATTGACGAGCGGTTCGCTGCGACGTATCTTAACGCCTGCGAAGCCGGTGACCTGCATACGTTTGTTTGCAAAATGTCATCGCCCGAGCTGCCGTGGGGCACAGCGTCTGACCGACAGATCGCTGAAGCTATCGCCTACCGAGATAAATCCTACCGTCAGATGGCAAAGGTACTCGGTCACGGCTCGAACTACCTCGGCCAACCGCAGACAATGGCGAAGCATAGCAAGCTACCCGTCCAGCTCGTTGCAAACTTTCACAAAAATTACTTCGCAGCTTTCCCTTGCATCCCCGCCTGGCATCAATCAGTCTTTCGCAACCTCGAAACCTTTTCATCACTCACAACGTTGTTCGGTCGCAGGCGTTATTTCTGGGGGCGGCCGGCCGAAGGCTCCACCCGCCGCGAGGCCGTGGCCTACGCTCCGCAGTCTATGACCGGCGACGAAATTAACACAGGCATCTTAAACCTTTGGCGCGCAAACAAAGTCCAGCTTTTAATGCAGGTTCATGACTCAATCCTTTTCCAATACCCCGAAGAGCAAGAAGCTGAAATAATCCCTTGGGCACTAGAAACACTTAAAGCTCCGCTCACGTTAGCGAAAGGCAGGGAATTTGTTGTGCCGACTGAAGCAATGGTCGGCTGGAATTGGGGATACTATGACAAAAGTAATCCAGATGGCCTCGCCAAATGGAAAGGGAGTGACAACCGCAAACGGACAGGGGCCGCAAGTGGTAAGCTCAGCCTTAAACTCTTCTAAACGAAAACTTGAAAACTGGATTGATGGTTTTGTAAAATACACTGATGGCAAGGGCAGTCCGCTCATCTGGCGCAGGTGGGCGGGCATCTTTGTGCTTGCATCAGCGGTTGAACGTAAGGTCTGGCTGACCACAGCGAAGGGGCGGTTGTTCCCTAATATCTACGCAGTTCTTGTTGGTAATGCAGGCACAGGGAAATCCCTCGCAACGAATACGGTGTATGAATTACTCGAGACGCTACGCGATGAGAACGAACTTTATCTCGCACCGACCTCTATAAC